GGAGGGGCGTGGATCTTCTGGAGAGCACGATCGACGACCCAGGCGTCGATGTCTAAGAACGAGCGACGCCGGACACGGGTGAGCTCGACGATCGACAAGCTCCCGGATGACATTAAGGGGCAGCTCGACGTCAAGCTATCCGACACCACCAACACCTACGAGGAGCTCTCTGTATGGCTCAAGAGCGAAGGGTATGAGATCAGCAAGTCGGCGATCGGTCGGTATGCTATCCGAACCACCAAAGCCGCGCAGCGCGTCGCCGAGACCATCCAGAGGACTCAGGCAATCGCCCAGGCCGTTGAAGCGCACCCCGACCTCGACTACACGAAGGCGGCGTCAATGGTGCTGATGGACGGCCTCATGCAGCGGGTCAGCACCGCCGAGGACGACTTCCAGGAAATGCCCCTCGACAAAGCGGGGCGGCTCATCGCCTCCCTGGCCCGGAACGCGACCTATGAGAAGCGTGTCCGAGCAGACCTCAAGAAAAAGGCGGAGCTCGCCTTCGATCAGATGGAGGCAGAGCTGATGGCGGCGATCAAGCAGCACCCGGAGCTCGCGGGAGAGCTGCATGACGTACTTGCGCGGGCGAGAGAGAAGGTGCTGACCGATGGCGAAGATTAACCTCAATGAATACCTCGAACGGCTCGAGGAGCCGGAAGACCGCGAAGTGGTCGCAAACCGTGCATACCAGCGGCAGCTTTTTCTTGATTATGTTGTCCGTGGCGGCAACTTCCCCGAACAGCGGGCGCAGCTTCTCCGGGACTTCCAGGCCGGGAAAGAGCTGGCCGGGCCGAAGGGACTACGCCGGAGGCTCGGGGCAATCGACCTTGAATATTTCGGGCGGGCCTACCTCTCCCACTACTTCGTCCGGCCCTCCCCGGCGTTCCACGGAGAACTTGACCGGATATGGATGGAGGGCGTGATGAAGGGGCTCGACCCCGTCCGGGAGGCCAAGCAGATCAACCGGGCAGACGGCTGCCGCCGTGCGATCGAGGCCCCACGCGGCCACGCCAAGAGCACCAACTTCACTTTCAAGGACGACCTCCATGCTGCCCTCTATGCCTACAAGCATTACATCATTATCCTCTCGGACAGCTCCGAGCAGGCGGAGGGCTTCCTGGCAGACATCAAAACGGAGCTGGAGGAGAATGCGGCGCTGAAGGAGGACTTCGGGGCGCTGGAGGGCAAGGTATGGAAGGCGTCGGTCATCCTGCTTGCCAACGGGGTCAAGATCGAGGCGATCGGCTCCGGCAAGAAGATCCGTGGTCGGCGGCACAAAGAATGGCGTCCCGATCTCATCGTCTGCGACGACCTGGAGAACGACGAGAATGTCAACACCCCGGAGCAGCGGAAGAAGCTGCGGGACTGGTTTTATAAGGCGGTCTCCAAGGCGGGCGACACTTACACGGATATCGTGTATATCGGCACGCTGCTCCACTTTGACGCGCTGCTTGCCAACGTAGCGAAGAACCCGAGCTACAAGTCGGTGCGCTATCAGGGCGTCATCAGCTTCGCCACAAACGGCGAGTTATGGGACGCATGGGAGTCCATCTTCACCGATCTCGCCAACGACAACCGACAGGAGGACGCACTGGAGTTCTTTCAAGCGAACCGCGAGGCGATGCTGGAAGGAACTGAGGTCTTGTGGGAGGAGAAGCTCTCCTACTACGACCTCATGGTCATCCGCATCTCTGAAGGCGAGGCGTCCTTCAACAGCGAAATCCAAAACGATCCCATCGACCCGGAGAACTGCACGTTCCAGGAGGAATGGTTTGACTTCTGGGATGACGAGGGGAAGCAGCAGCCGGATTTCTCGGACCCGAAATTCCTGTTCATCGGGGCCAACGACCCCTCCCTGGGGAAGAACAGGAAGTCGGACACCAGCTCCATCTTTGCGATTGCAAAGGACACCTCCACCGGATACCTGTATGTGGTAATTGCGGACATCGCAAAGCGCAAGCCGGATCAGATCATCGAGGACGCGCTGGAGGCCAGCCGGCGACTGAAGCGGGACTTCAAGCGGCCCTACTACAAGTTCGGCGTGGAGACGGTTCAGTTTCAATACTACTTTGCGGAGATCATGCGGCAGAAGGCCGCAGCGGTCGGAGAGTATCTCCCGATCGAGGAGATCAATTCCACCCAGAACAAGGACGCCCGCATCCAGTCCCTGCAGCCCTTCGTGAAAAACGGCTACATCAAATTTTCAAAGAAGCACAAGACCCTGCTGAAGCAGATGACGGAGTACCCCATGGGGAAGAACGACGACGGACCGGACGGCCTGCAGATGGCGGTAAAGCTGGCGCTGGACGTCAAGGCCGGTACCCGCGTGGACTATAAGAGCGTGCAGAGCCGGGCGATGCGCTTCCGGCGCGGGGCGTATTAGGAGTAAGGACTATGAGCAAATCAAAGAGGAAACGGCAGCAGCCGCAGGCTGTGCGGGCCGCGCCCCTCCCTCGGCCGGACAGCCGGGAGATCGCGGTGGCCCACGTCTCGGACAAATACAGCGAATACCCCAGCAATGGCCTCACCCCCGTCCGGCTGGCGGAGATCTTCCGGGAGGCGGATGCCGGGGACGTGATGCGTCAGATGGAGCTGTTTGAGGAGATGGAGGAGAAGGACCCCCACCTGTTCAGCCAGCTCCAAACCCGGAAGAATGCTGTCACCGGCCTGGACTATGAGGTCATCCCCTTCGGGGACGACCCCCGTGACAAGGAGATCGCGGACTTCATCGGGGAGCAGTTGGGGACCATTGAGAGCTTCGAGGATGTGGAGACGGACCTTCTGGACGCGGTGGGCAAGGGCTTTGCCGTCAGCGAGATCATGTGGGGCTATGACGAGGGCCATGTGGTGGTACAGGAGATCCGTTCCCGGCAGCAAAAGCGGTTCTTCTGGGACAGTCTGGACGACACCTTCAAGGTGCGCACGCAGGAACACTCGGAGGGGCTGCTGCTCCCCAGGAACAAGTTCATCGTCCACCGGTACAAAGCCCGCAGCGGCCACCCCTCCCGGGCAGGCGTGCTCCGGGTCACAGCCTGGATGTACCTGTTCAAGAACTATGACCTGAAGGACTGGGTGGCCTTCGCCGAGGTCTACGGACTTCCGCTGCGTCTGGGCAAGTATGCAGCCGGGGCCAGCGAGTCGGACAAGACAGCCCTCATGCAGGCGCTGGTACAGATCGGCGCAGACGCCGCGGGCATCATCCCGGACGGTACCAGCATTGACTTCATCAACACGGAGAAGAGCTCCAGCATCGACCTCTATGAGCGCCTGGCCCGATACTGCGACGAGCAGATCAGCAAGGCGGTTCTGGGCCAGACCCTGACTTCGGACTCTGGGGGCGGCAGCTACGCTCAGAGCAAGACCCACAATGAGGTGCGGCACGATCTGACGGTAGCGGACTGCAAGGCCCTGGCCGCCACCCTGCGGAGGGATCTGATCCGGCCTCTGTGCCTGTATAACTTCGGGGAGGACAAGCGTATCCCCTACCTGCGGTTCGACTGTGAGGAGTCCGAGGATCTGGAGCAGACGGCCAACATCCTCGGGACCCTCATTGAGCGTGTGGGCCTCAAGGTCCCCACCAGCTTCATCTACAAGAAGTTCTCTATCCCGGAACCGGAGGGGGGCGAGGAGATCGCACAGCCCCGCGCCAATGCAGGCGCACCCCCTCTTCCCTTCAAGCAGTCCCCGGAACGAGCGCAGCTCGCGCTGAAGGACCGGCCGGTCCCCGGGACGCAGCAGAGCGTGGACCAGCTCGCGGACGCCGCGCTGAAGCGTGGGGCCGGCAGCTTCCAGAAGGCGTTCGCCCCCGTTCTCAAATTAATTGAGAGCGCGGAAAGCCTGGAGGCGCTGAAGGCGGCCATGGAGGACGACGGGGCCGTGGAGAAGCTGTACCGCGCCATGGACGTCTCCGGGGTGGAGGAGCTGCTCCAGAAGGTCATGCTGTACGCGGATCTGGAGGGGCGGGTGTCCGGGAATGGCTGATGCAGACGCTGTCTTCACCCGAAAGGATATGACTTTCCAGGAGGCCGTGGACTACTTTAAGGAACGCGTACCCGTCACGGCGGAGCAGTTCTACCGCATAGCAGAGCACTACCGCTCTCTGGCCTTTACGGTCTCCGGCTATACCAAGGTCCACATCCTCAAGCGGTTTTACGAAGAGCTGCTCTCGGCGCTGGAGGATGGCGGCACTTTGGGAGAGTTCCGCGCCAACATGAACGGCTTTCTGGAGTCGGAGGGCTACGAAGGCATGACGCCCATCCAGGCCGACCTGATCTTCCGCACCAATGTACAGACGGCCTACAACGCGGGCCACTACGAACAGATGAGCGATCCGGCCGTCAGGCAGCTGCGTCCCTACTGGCAGTATGACGCGGTCAACGACACCCATACCCGGCCGAGCCACCTGGCGATGGACGGTAGGGTCTATCCGGCGGATTCCCCGGTCTGGGACACCTGGTTCCCGCCCAACGGCTTTCGGTGCCGCTGCACGGTGCGCAGCCTGTCCAGACGGCAGGTGGAGCAGCGCGGACTCACGGTGGAGACGGAGGCCCCGCCCATCCTGCCCGATCCGCAGTTTTCGACGAACCCTGCAAAGGTACGCTTTGAGCCCGACCTGAAGGACTACCCCGAGCCGCTGGTCAAGGCGTACCGGGCCCGGGAAAGGGAGGGCGGCGGCGCGTAGCGGGGCGGAAGGCCGGAGACGGCCCTCAGAGCGGCGCAAGGGCCGGGGGTATCCCCCAGGGCCCGGAGCGCCGGAAAAGCCCGTGAAGGTGCGTGCGCACGCGTGCTAACGCGTCTTGAAGCAGTTCAAGGCAAATACAGAAGGAGGCCAAGGTCAAAATGAAGGACTATCTCATCCTCAAGGGCGGCCAGATGGCGGTGGGCGACGGAGTCCCGGAGGTCATCCCTGTCCTCCCGTTGGGCCACGTGGTGAGTTCCAAGGGCGAGTTCGACGTGGACGAGGAGAGCTTTCAGGCAATGAAGGCGCAGATCGCTCAACGCGGGGTGGATCTGGTAGTGGATTACGAGCACCAGACGCTCAAGGGCGTGGAAGCGCCCGCTGCAGGCTGGGTCAAGGAGCTGAAGTTGGAGGGCGGCCAGATCATGGCTGTGGTCCAATGGACGCCCAGGGGGGCGCAGTACCTGGAGAACAAGGAATACCGTTACCTCTCCCCTGTGGTCACAGTCCGAAGGTCGGATGGGAAAGCGACGGGGCTGCACTCCCTGGCGCTGACCAATACACCGGCGATCGAGCATATGACGCCGATCGTCAATTCTGATTTGTTTGAAGGAGGACAACACATCATGGACATCCAGAAACTCGCGGAGCTGCTCGGGCTTGGTACGGACGCCACGGAGGAGCAGATTTTGGAATCGCTCAAGGCTTGCGTTGATGAAAACAAGAGCCTGAAGGCGGGGGCGCAGCCGCCCGCGGATGACAGCGTGGTGGCGAACAAGACAGTGTGCGAGCTGGTGGGCCTCAAGGCCGGCGCACCTGTGGCCGATGTTACCGCCAGGATCATGGAACTGAAGAGCGGTAAGATTGACGGCGTGGATCTGAAGGCGGAGATCCAGACCCTTAAACAGCAGGCCGCGGCACGTGACGCGGACGCGGCCGTTACCCTGGCGCTGAAGGCCGGGAAGATTGCCCCGGCGCAGAAGGACTGGGCCAGGCAGTATGCGTTGGACAACCCGCAGGGCTTTGCCGCATTTGTAGAGAAGGCCCCGCAGGTGGTGCCCATGGGCGAGCTGCTGGGCGACGGGACCATGGCGCTCAAGGGCGGGACGCTGGACGAGGCGACCATGCTGGTGTGCAAGCAGCTTGGCCTGGACCCGGAAGACGTGAAAAAGTACAACCTGAAGGAGGAGTGATCCACTATGGCAGCACTGACCAGTGCGAGGGATACCATTGAGATCGCCAATGGCGGCAAGACCCTCGCGCTGCCCGTGAAGGGCAGCACCACCATCTACCAGGGTGCCATCGTGGCCCTGGACGCCAACGGCTACGCGATCCCCGGCAAGAAAGCCGCCGGACTGACGGCAGCCGGCCGGGCGGAGGAGACCGTGGAGAACACCGGCGCGGACGGCGCGGTGCTGATCCGCGTTACCCGCGGTGTGTTCGTGTTCGCCAACACGGCCACTACATCCAACAAGATTACTGCGGCCCACGTCCTCAAGCCCTGCTATATGGAGGATGACCAGACGGTGACGGCCCTGGCGACCGGCGCATCCGTGGCCGGCCTGGTGACCCGGGTAGACGACAGCGGCGTGGCCGTGGAGATCGGCTATGGGCTGACGGTCGCGGCGAGCGGCTAATAAAGTAAGGAGGACGCATCATTATGATTATCAATCCCCAGACCCTGAGAGGGATCTACATGGGCTTCAACACCCTGTTCAACAAGGCATTTGAGGGCGTAACGCCCATGTACACGGAGGTGGCTATGGTCACACCCTCCACCACCGCCGCCGAGACCTACGCCTGGCTGGGCGACATCCCCGGTATGCGGGAGTGGATCGGCGACCGTGAGATCCAGAACCTCACCGCCTCCGGCTATACCATCCGCAACAAGCCTTTCGAGCTCACCTTCGGCGTGGATCGGGACGACGTGGAGGACGACAAGATCGGCCTGTACAACCCCAGCGTGGAGAACCTGGCGCAGGCCGCCGCTGCGCATCCGGACAAGCTGATCTTTGAGCTGCTGAAGAACGGCTTCTCCGAGCTGTGCTACGACGGCAAGGCGTTTTTCGCGGCGGACCACCAGGTGGGCGGCAAGAGCTTCAGCAACAAGGGAACTGCAAAGCTAACGCTGGACGCCTATGTAGCGGCCCGCACCGCTATGATGTCCATGACCAACAGCAAGGGTGAACCCCTGGGCCTGGTGCCCGACAAGCTGGTGGTGCCGCCCGCCCTGGAGAAGAACGCCCGGGATATCCTGGTGGCCGACTACATCAACGGCACCCGAAACACCATGCAGGGCACCGCCAAGCCCGTGGTCGTCCCCCGCCTGGCGGGCAAGGATTCCGCCTGGTACCTGCTGTGCACCACCCGGCCCATCAAGCCCCTCATCTACCAGCAACGCAAGAAAGCCAAGTTCGTCTCTCTGACCAGTGAGAACGACGCCAACGTCTTCATGAAAAAGCAGTTCCTGTACGGTGTGGACTGCCGCGGCAATGCGGGCTTCGGCTTCTGGCAGATGGCCTACGGCAGCGACGGCAGCGCCGATTCCTGAGTCGTGAGAAGGGAGAGATCCGCGTGAGCTACAGTACCAGGCTTGAGGTCCGGGAGATGATCAAGGACGACGCCCTCAA